GTATAGCAGGGTTGGATATGCCGGTAGGATTATTAAAGGCATCCACGATTTGCGTATAGGCTAATGCCAGTTCCGTTGGCGCTTGGAATCCGGCATCTTTAGCGGTTTGCTGTTGCTCGTATCCATTCCATCCGGCTTGTTGGGCAGTTTGATTAGCTGTATTCCAATCTGCGGCAGTGGCAATTCCATAATGAGTAGCAGTCTCATATGTTTTGGGATCAGAGAATCCTGCATCAGAAGCCATGCGCTCCTGTGGATAATTTACCCATCCATTCTTTTGCGCCTCAGAGTTAACGTCTAACCACTGAGCCATTGTTGGAACGTTGTATTCTTGCGCTGATTCGTATATAGCTGCGTTTGTAAATCCTGCGGCAGCCGCAACTTGTTGAGTAGGATAGTCTTTCCATCCCTGCTGTTGGGCAACGGAATCAATTGTTTGCTCGGCAGTTTTAACCGTAGTATCAGCTAATTGCTGAGTAATACCAGTGGCATCCTGTACCACATATTGTTCATAGTTAACAACATTATTTGCAACGCTAGCAGTTTGCGTATTAAGACTATCCAAATATGCGTTAACCTGTGTCTGAGCTGTAGATACCGCATCCGAATATGGTTTATATGACGTTTGCGCGGCAGTCATCTTTGCGCCAAGATCATTCAAATTAGCTATCTGCTGCTGAATATCAGGAGCTTGCTTTGCTAAAGCATTACCCTCCGCATTAATTTGATCGGCGGTCTTTGGCGAGGCATCAGGATTAGCGTTATAAGTATCAACATCAGCTTTATAAGTAGCCAAGGCATCATTAAACGCTTTAGCATTTGCTTCTACCGTTGGCTGCAATTGAGAATATTGAGTTTGTATTGGATCTACATTGGTAGTAAAGTAATCTTGCGCTGCTTTAGCGGCAGGAACAAATGTATTGTTATAGTAATCTTTTGCTTGTGCTTTTAATTGATTTAATTGATCTGTTCCATAAGATACGGCTTGTGCAATCGTAGTGGCTTTAGCAGATGTTCCAATTGCCGTTGCCACATCCTGTCCATTTAATATAGCTTTTGTAGCTGCATTAGTTGCATTAACTACATAGCTTGTTGGAATATTTCCGTATCCAGCAGCCTTCAATTCATTAGCAACATATCCACTAGCCGCTCCGGCAACAGCAGAATACATAATCTGATTAACTGGTTGACCCATCAACGCAGCAGTAGCAGCTTGACCTGATGCACTTGTAACAACTTGCTTGATCAATTGTTGAGTAGCAGTAGTTATTCCACTTTGCGTAGTTACTGCGCCGGTAGATGCATCTTCATATATAGCAGCTGCTGTACTTGTTCCTCCGGTTGCCACATTGCTTGCAGCAGTACCTGCATATTGACCAATGATTGATCCGGCATATCCAGCTCCAATAGCCAAGATCATCTTGCTCATATCACCGCCATTGATAGCGACAACTGCTGCGTTAGTAATAGCAGCTCTGAGTGCGGCATCCTGAATTAAAGCTGTACTAGCACCCGCTCCTGCGGCAGCTCCAGTAGCTGCACCCGCTGCGGCTCCTGAACCTGCTCCTGCTCCCGCACCAATAGCTTCTCCAGCGCCGCTTGTAACAGCTGCACCAGTACTATCAACAAGTGCTGAACCCGCCGTGGCTCCTGCTCCTGCGCCAGCACCTGCACCTGCTCCGGCAGAACCTATTCCAGACGGCCCAAGAGCATAAGATATAGCAATTGCTTCAATAATAGGTAAAGGATTAGCAATAATGTAATTGACCGTATTCTCTAGCTGCTTACCAAGCTTTGCAGTTGCACCTTCAGCTTGTGATATAGGGTTGGCAAGCGCACGAGATATAGGATTACCGCACGACATTTGCAACTCCTTGATACATCACGGAGCCTTTTTTATCTTTGCCAATTGGACTAATATCCATCTGCCATCCGGCTTTTCTAAATTGGTTGAATATATTTATATCAGATGAATCACCAAATATAGTGTGATACCCAGCAATTATCATTGCCCTAGAAAATTCTTGTATGTTTCTAAGAAAAGTCTTGTATGAATCTGTGTTAAATATAGACAGCTTAGCCACGCCAGGAGATACGATTTCAATCCAAAACAAAGTATTGTTCTGCCTGATTACCCTGTATTTATTAGAAGCAATAGACTGATGAATGTTGTAATAAAGATCTTTCCAATCCATTCCATAATCCTCAAAGTGAGGACTTTTCTTAATGATTTCCTGCTCGGTCATCCTCATGGTTTTACCTTGAGAACATAGTTAGCAGTCTTGTCTACATATACCTGCCCAGGTCTAAGTGAGCTTACCTGGGTCTGATCCGGCAAAGTGTTGTAGTCAAAGATAATTCCATTAACAGATATGATCTGTTGGGCGTTAACCTGGTTTAAGAACATACGCAAAATATTAATCAGCATATTCATGTATGCTTGATCGTATTCCTTGGGAGGAACCGGGAAAGCTGGCGGGTTTTGATTCTGTAGCATTCCCATGTTAGCCCCTTAATCCATCTGACTTCCAATCAAATCTGTGTATACCTGATTGCCATGAGAGATTTAACTGATTACCAGCTATCTTGAAATATATCTGCCGTCCACGAACCCTGGTATTGACCTGTCCAGTGAATTGCTCAATAGGATATGTAGCCGTTTCCGTGATCGTGCCGTTGCTTACCCCGCCAGTAGACTGGGGCGTATAGTATCCAGAGCCAGAGTTGAGCATAGGATAAAAGCTCATCGTTACTTGCGGGTTGGTCGCAGTAGATCCAAGGAACGTAAAGTCTGGCAGCATCCTCCATATATAGGAAACATTACCTGTTCCGTCCTGGATATCAAACTCACTACTGATCAAGTATGTGTTCATCGGCTGAGCAGTACCAGTCTCGTTATTGTTATTTCCGTACTCATGGAATACCAATGTCTGATTTGATCCTGTTGCGCCGACTGGGTATTGATACAAGCCGTTCTGTAACCAAGCTGTCCGGCTGAGTGATCCGTAGTACCAAATATCTAGCTCATAGTTGTACACAACGTATGCATCGTTATATCCATCAGAAGAGGATGTAGTGGTATAGAACCACCATACTTCATTGAACTCCTCATTGGTTCCGCAAGTAACCTGGAGATATTGATTGGGATCAAGGTTGTCAAAGATGTATTTCTTTAGGTCGCATCTAAGAGTCTTTAGCGTACCGTCATACATATAGAACTTGCCGTATCCCATCCAATAAGCCGCACCATTTGCATAAGCCGCTGCGTTAGGGCTGGCAATAGACTGAGTTTCACCGACCAAGGTAAATGTCCATACAGCAGGTGTACCTACATATTGACCGGCATACAAGGACGAATCAGTAAAGACCAGGATCTGTTGGTTCATCTGCAAGGCGGTAACGATATGAGTACCGTGCGACAAAGGAATAGAACCTGCCTGGTTGGTAGAGCTGGGAGTCCATGTCGTTACGCTTTCCTGGTCTGACCAGCGAATCAGCATAGGATTAAATGTAGTACTAGCCGTATCGTTCGTGCCAAACAAGAGCAAGAACCTGCTGGAATCAGATACAAGTAAATAATTAGCAGTTAAAGGCAAGTCCGTACCGCCAAAAGATAAAGTAACCGCTGCATTTGTAGCGGTAGCTGCCTGAGATAAAGTAAGACTTGTCCCGCTTATCGTTGCTACAGTCGTGCCAAAAGGTATACCTGTACCCGTTACCACGGATCCCTGATAAATACTTGCATTGGTTGCTGACAAAGTAACTGCCGTAGACGTAGCCGTTATGCTTGCCGTCTGGGTGGTAATTGGTATCGTAGCCAAGGATATAGCTCTGGTAGTTAAAGAATTACTTCCATACCAGTAATAAATTGGGCCACCTATTGGACAGAAAACCAAGTCTTGCCCGTAGTTATCTTGTGACCACAAACGAAGTGGGATAGCCTGAGTAGCACCATTGCCCCATGTACCTGCTCCCCAAGCACCTGCCCCCCATCCAGTCTGAGCCTGGGTTAAAGCGGGGCCAGTGTTAATCTGATAAGTTGCAACCACAGAAGAGCCACCGCCAGTGCCGTTAGCATTAGCAAGAGTGGCGGCAGTAACGGTATAAGTAGTTGGAGCAATCGCCGAGCAAGTGATTTGATACTGTCCATTTAATGTAATCCCGTTAACCGTTGTCGCTCCGCTAAATGTAACAAAGTCACCATTTGTATATCCGCTTGTACTGTCCGCAACAGTCACCACCGCAGAACCATTGACCGTAGTAAAAGGATTAGACCCCAGCGTATAAGATGCGCGGATAGGCGTAATATCGTAATAAGCCCCACCGTTTTGAACGTAGAACTTTAGATTAGTCCCTACTCCGATATAGGTCAGATAAGCAAGCGTTACCCATGACCACAAGGAACGGCAGATGCCAAGGAATTTAGAGTTGGTAATAGGATTCCATCCGCCCATGCTCTCAGGCATACCCTGGCGAAAGCGGACTAAGTTAGATTCGTACCAGCCCGTCACATAGCCAGATGCATTATTAACCCCTAATAGCTGGGTTGCATATCTGGTATTTTCTCTATTAACACCTGGGCGGCAGACGATATCTTTTAATGGCACAGCTATTCCTCTTATGCAAAGACGGATAACGCATGATTGGTTTTAGCAATGCGATCTTCTAGTCCTATTGTCCCACCATTGATCTTCTTGGTCAACGCTACCCAGTCCTTTGCCTGGGCTAAATTATTGCATCCATGCGTGTTCCAAAACCATCCCGCAGACAGCATCGCATACATGGGCGTAGCTACCAGATCAGGCTTTCTTACCAGGTCTTCCTTAATAGCTTGACCACAATGCCAGTAGTTATCGTGCAGAGTAAGTTGAATAGCTCCTCTTCCCCGGTACATATAACCATCCCCGCTTGCCTCGTCCCGGTTGCCGCCTTTGTTGGCATATGCCCGGTTTGCAATTTTCTGGGGGTTATTTGCGTACTCGGCTGCGTTGGCTGAGTTGAAATGGGTAGGCCATAGGCGGATCAGTGTCTCTGCTTTATAGTGCAGATTCTCTTCCAGGGTTCTATAGTTTCCGCTCTCATGGGCAGTCTGGGCTATGAACGCAGCAGCTTCTTCAGGAGTAACAATACTAAATGCGGCAAAGGTCGTATTAAGAGGTTCTACCCATTCCGGGCCAATACCCATTGCATGAAGCTGCTGTGCTGTAACGTTCATTTCTTAGCCTTATTAAACGTATCTCTTACTTCGTTGTACTTGGTGATGCAAGCGTTGAGGTCTTTGATGGCTGAGTCCCCGTCTGTTGTGATGGAGACAATATCTTTAATAGCCTGTCTGTCAGATTCGCTTGCCTGACTTCCATCTCCAGCGGCGGTATCTGTGGCGGGCTGTACGGCACAACTGGTCGGGAGGCGCAGCTCACCAGAGTCAATGCGAGAATTAATATTAGCCTGTTTAGATTTGATTTCATCTTTAGCCTTTCTAAGCTGGGAGTTTATCTGGTCAAACTTATCCGCTACTCTGTGTTCTTTTTCCAGGGATTCTGCGTTGAGTCTTGAAATCTCCACTGCGTCTTCGGTTGATTTCTGTTCATATCCTTGATGATGGCCATAGCCATATACACCAACAAGTGCACAAACAAAAGCAAGAATAATATAGGGATTAGGTAGTCCAAACATATCACCTCAAGTCTGCTTTGATGTTAGCCAACCGCTCACGCTCTGCTTCGTCCAGAACTGGTGGGGTAGTTGGTGCGGGAGGCGGTGTCCAACCAGGAGCAGCTGCCATTGTAATAGTCTCTACCTTGGGAGCCACATAAGCGGACGTACCTGCTTTGACGTTATTCATCATAGCCGTTGCCTCGTTGGTCAAGCCCTTGGTCATAATGCCACCGATACCGCCCACGATTAGCAGGACGATATCATTCAGCATCTTGGTAAAAGCCTGGTCAATAGGAGCCATAGCCTTAATTGGCTGGCTAACAAACATGACACTATAAATTAGGGTAACTACTATAAAGAATAGTATGAGAGTTACCACAACAATGACAAAAGCCCTGGTGCGGGCTTCTATTTCATCGGCAGTTAGCCGTTCCTGATTGGGGTTGGGGGTTAGCAGGAGTAGCAGGATTTCCTTCAATTTTCTTCTCCAGTATTGGGGCTACAAGGTATTCGGGACAGTCTTGGGTGAATTCACAACGGGGATGCTGACACTGAGCCGCGCCGAAGTGGTCTGGGTCTTGGCAGTAATAGCGGTACTCATCGTGACACCCCGCTAATAATAAAATCAATAAAGCGCATTTTCTCATTCACTTTTATCCTTTTGCCGTTCCATTTCTTTCTTCAGCTTTTCAATCCGCTTTATGTCTGCTTGCAACAGAATCCTCTCTTGCCTTACATCCATATACAAAAGACCTAGAACGGGGAGTACCAGAACAAATAACAACGCCAATATGATTATCGTTATTACATAGGCCCAGTCATTACTTTTATTGCCCACATCAGCCCCGCCATATAAATTGCAACTATTATCACCGCTATAGTCGAAGCTGTCCTAAACCAAATCTTATCAGCCAGTTCCCTCTCCCTCGCTTCAATCTCTCTTCTCTTCCTGAACATAGCTTGCTTTGCCATAGCCTGTTCATTTGCAATCGTCCCGATCATCTTGTTCACACGGGTGTACAAGTCTTTCAACTCAGGGGGAACGTGGTAAACCATATACTCCCTTAGTTCTACCTGCATCTCCTCCATCTGGGACATGGCTAGAACTCTTTGCACCGCCTTCTCAGTCTGATCACCGCTTGGATCGTAGACCGTCCGTGACTTCTCTTCCTCTTCTTCGATGTGATCTTTTAGCGTGTTGTACGCCTTAAAGAATGCCGTGATTTGTTTTCCTATCTCAGCGTAGACCGCAGGAGCATCAAACTCTTCTGCTTGCTTTTTCTTTTTCTTTACTTCTACTGGGACTGCTTGCTCTGGTGTTGAGAACAGATTAGCAATCCATCCAAAAATTCCTGATACTTCTTTGCCAATTGCTTTGACTTCGTTGGCTGTCTTTACTACATCTTTCACCACCGCCTGTCCCTCACGGAACATTTCACAACCCTGTTTAACTAGCTTCAGGGC